CGTATTCCGAAAGACGTAATCTGTGGTAGCCTCCTGAACGTTGAACCACCACCACACAAGGAGGCAACCGTGGCGACAGACCCCCGGGTCCACGCCTTGCGGCTCAAGGAGTACAACGTCCCCGCGCACTACCGGGCCCTGCGGCTTAATACCGTGGCGGACGCCCCTGAGCGCGCCGCCTGCCAGACCTGGCTCGACGAACTGCGCGACCACTACGTCACCGACAAGCGGCCCCTCACGGAGTACCCCGAGGACTGGGGAGCCATCGGCAAGGGCCTGCTGATCGTCGGCCCTCCCGGCACCGGCAAGACGACCCTCGCCACCGCCACGCTGCTGGAGGTGTACTACACCCACCGGCTCCCGGTGCACTGGCTGGCCTACGCCGACTTCGTGAAGGACTCCATCGAGAAGATGGGCCTCCAGGACCGCAGCGAGCCCGAGGCCGTCTCCCGCTGGTGGGAGATCCAGGACAAGATCGTGGCGGCCGAGAAGGCCCCCGTCCTCGTGCTGGACGACGTCGGCAAGGAGCACCGGACCAAGACCGGGTACGCCGAGGGCCTGCTGGACACCCTGCTGCGCCAGCGGCACCGCGAGGCCCGGCCCACGATCGTCACCTCGAACCTCCCGCCCAGGGAGTGGGGCGCCGTCTACAACCCCACGATGGGCTCCTTCATCCAGCAGGCATTCACGCAGGTCAAGTTGATCGGAGAGGACCGCCGTGCAGCATGAGCAACTGGCTCTTCCGTTCGAGGACGAGGTTTTGGTGGTTCTCTACAAACGAGAGGCCGAGTCCCGCAGCCTCCGGGCGTACTGGGACGCGCTGGAGTACACCGTCCGCGTCCGCGTGAAGTCCCTCGGCTTCACCATCAAGCGCTCCAGCCGGGAGTCCTGGTACGAGGACGGGCGCCTTAATATCCAGCTCCGCGCAGAGGCGGAGCGCGTCTGATGCAGGGCGGAGACATCTCCAACGAGGTCGTCCCGCGCTTGGTCATCGCGTACGAAGGCATGCTCGGCGTCCTGCCCGAGAAGCCCGAGGGGTACGTCACCGAGCTGGTCGCCCGCAAGTTCGGGCGCCGGTCTCGGCAGGCCAAGCGGACCGTGGACGCATACGAGATCAACGACGCGCTGGCCCGGGTCATCTGGGACACCGTCTGGCGGTTCAAGTACTCGGTCGACGTCGTCACCTACCTCGGAGACGACGCCGTCGAGCCCCTGGAGGCCCGCCTGGACGCCGAGGGACTTCCCATCGGCCGGGTGTGGGCCACGACCCCGGAGCGGCTGGCCAGGCGCCTGCCCTACATGCCGGACGTCGCCGCGATCTTCGACAACGAACACCACCTGATCTTCGGCAGCAAGGGCCGTGCCCTGCCCGCCGCACCCACCACCCTGATCGGAGCACTGTAAGTGGCTGACTTCGAGCGGCTGCTCGTCTCCCGCGTCATCCAGGACAAGGACCTGGCCGTCGTCGCGGACGCGGGCGTCACCGCCGAGTTCTTCGGCGACCCGGACAACAAGGCCGTCTTCAAGGCGATCCTGCGGCACAAGGCCACCTACGGCGAGATCCCCAGCCTCGCCACCATCAAGACCGACTTCCCGATGTACCGGTTCGTCAAGGTCGAGGACAGCATGCAGGTGCTGACCGACCGGCTGCGTGAGCAGCACACCCTGGCGCTGCTGGAGCAGGGCCTGGCGGACTCGGTCGACGCCCACGAGGAGGGCAACGCAACCGGCGCGATGGAGGCGCTGGCCCGCACGCTGGCATCCATCGCCTCGGCCGTCCCCAACGCCCGCGACACCGACCTGACGGAGACCGGGCAGGAGCGCCTTGCGCGGTACCTCACGCTCAAGGACCTGCCCGACGGGCTCCGGGGTGTGCCGACCGGCTTCAACACGATCGACAGGGCCACCCAGGGCCTTCAGAAGGAGCAGTTGGTCACCTTCGTCGGCCCGCCGAAGGCCGGTAAGTCGACGCTGCTGTTGCTGGCCGCCATGGCTGCCCACCTGTACGGCGAACGCCCGCTTTTCATCGGCTTCGAAATGTCGAATGAGGAGCAGGAGGAACGTTTCGACGCGATCCGTGCGGGGATTTCGCACGCCCGGCTGCGGAACGGAACTCTGAAGAAGGCGGAGTGGGACAAACTCGAAAGGGCTCTGCGGGAACTGGAGGCTATGCCTTCGTTCTTCCTGTCCTCGGACTCCATGAATGCGACGACGCTTACCGGTGTGCAGTCGAAGATTGACGCCATTCGGCCGACGATCGTATTCGTGGACGGCATCTACATGATGCAGGACGAACTCGGCGAGGCTCAGGGATCCAGTCAGGCGCTTACCAACCTCACCCGAGGATTCAAGCGCATGGCGAAGAACCTTCAGATCCCTCTCGTCATTTCCACGCAGGTCCTGGAATGGAAGATGAACAAGAAGAAGGGGATCACCTCCGACTCGATCGGATACTCGTCCTCTTTCGCCCAGGACTCCGACGTGATTCTCGGTGTGGAATCCACGGAGGACGCGAACATCAACAAGATCAAGGTCGTCCTGGCCCGTAACTGCCCGCCCCTGGAGACGTACTGCCAGTGGGACTGGGAGACCGGCAAGTTCGAGGAACTGAACGAGGACCCGTTCGCCATGGACGAGATGAACACCGATGGCTATGTCGGATCCTTCTGAGCCCCGGCTGGTAGTCCTCGCCGGGAACTTCCGGGAGTTCCAGTTCTGGTGCAGGGAGAACGAACGCAATCCCCGTGACCGGAATCTGATATACGCCAGCGAATTCCACCGGCTGCGCGGCCTGGGAAAGGTCCGGTACATCACGTACGGAACCTGGTACCTGCGCCGCGACGCCTGGGAGATCAAGAACTACCTCGACTACCTGGTAAGGAGAGAGCAGTGCCCCGAGCAAAGGCCGGGTGGGACGCCATTGGCAACCCCATCCCCGGAAACGTGACAGCCTGCCTCGACACCCTCGAACTGGAATACAAAGTCCAGGGCGACGAGATTCATATGCCCTGCCCCATGCACGAGCAGCGCACCGGAAAGAAAGACGCGCACCCATCCTTTTCCATAAACTACGACGAGGGATATTTCAACTGCTTCTCCTGCGGATACCGTGGCGCGTTCTGGGTCCTCGTCCGGGACGTCCACGAGATCTCCGAGGCCGACGCCAAGAACTGGGTCCGGCGCAGGGGAGGAGCGGAGAGGGTCCGGAAGTACCTGGAGAAGAAGAAGGAGCAGCGCGCCGACAAGGCCGACACGACGAAGCAGATCAATGAGGCGTCGCTGGCCCTGTACACCGTGCCTCCGCTGAGTGCCTGCGCCGAGCGGCTGTTCATGCCGGAGGACGCGGAGGCGTGCGGGGTGCTGTGGGATCCGGCCCGGGACATGTGGATCGTTCCGGTGCGCGACCCGGACACCGGGATGCTGTGGGGCTGGCAGGAGAAGAACGCCCGGTACTTCCGCAACCGGCCGCCGGGCATGGCCAAGTCGAAGACGCTCTTCGGGCTGGACACCTACGACGACGACGTGGCCGTGCTGGTCGAGTCGCCGCTGGACGTGGCCCGGCTGTGGGCCTGCGGGGTCAGGGGAGGGCTGGCGTCCTACGGCGCCGGAGTCTCCGACGCGCAGATGGACCTGATCCGCGACCACTTCGACACCGTCATCGTCGCCCTCGACAACGACGAGGCCGGAGCCGAGGCGTGCAAGCGGCTGCTGAAGGAGTGGACCGGCCGGGGCCTGACCCTCAAGTTCCTCGACTACTCCGTGGCCCCGCTCGCCAAGGACCCCGGCGACATGACCGCCGACCAGATCAAGGCCGCTGTACGCGGCGCCTACTCATCCGTCGTCGCACGTTTCTAGGAGACCGACATGACCCGGCTTAATACCTGCCCCCGCCAGGGGGACCACCGATGAAGGCACCCGAGGGCTACGAGCACCTGGGTGAGGACTTCTGGGCCCGCGTCGAGCCGGACCCGGACACCGACTGCCTCATCTTCCAGTCCACCGCGACGCGGCCGTACTACCAGGGCAAGACTCTGCTGTCCTTCCTGACCGGCGGCGACGGCCGACAGAAGCACCGGGCGTGCAGGCGCCGGATGTGCGCCAACCCGGACCACATCCAGGACGGGCACTTCGACATGGGGACGCCGTACGCCCGGCGCCCCCGGTCGAGTTCGCAGTTCGCCCGTCAGTACTCGCAGTGCTGACCGTCGACCTCCACGGCTACCAGGAGTCGGCGGTCGACCGTGCCGTGGAGCGCGGCTCTCTCCTGATCGCGTACGAGATGGGCCTGGGCAAGACCGTCATCGCCCTGGCCGCCATCGAGGAGCTGCTGGAGAAGGGGGAGGTCGAGACCGCCGTCATCGTGGTCCCGGCCAACCTCAAGTACCAGTGGGCCAAGTCCATCGCGAAACTCACCGACGTGCCGACCCGCGTGGTCACGGTGCGCGAGGACGGGCTGAAGCAGGAGATCACCGTCCCGACGGAGGAGTACTGCGTCCTGATCGACGGCGACGCGAAGAAGCGCGCCGGGCTGTACGCCAAGGTCAAGACGCTCCGGCCGGACTACGTGATCCTCGGCTACGAGAACGTCGTCAACGACTGGAACTTCGTCAGGAGGATCAAACCGGAGTGCATCGTCCTCGACGAGTGCACCGCGATCAAGACGTTCCGGGCGCAGCGCACCAGGAAGATCAAGCGGCTCACTGCGCCGTACCGCTTCGGGATGACCGGCACCCCGGTGGAGAACGGGAAGCCCGAGGAACTGTTCTCGATCATGCAGTGGGTCGACGACCAGGTCCTGGGCCGGTTCGACCTGTTCGACAAGACGTACATCGTGCGCAACAAGTTCGGCGGGGTGCAGAACTACCGCAACCTGCCGGTGCTGCACGCCAAACTGGCCGAGGTGATGGTCCGCAAGACGCGGCTGGACGAGGACGTCCGGCCGTACCTGCCCGAGGTGCAGGAGTCGGTCATCCCGGTCGCCCTGGACGCCAAGACGAAGAAGGCATACCAGGCCATCGCGGGGGACCTGCTCGCCGAGCTGCGGGCGGCCGGGCCGACGATGGGTGACTTCGATCTGTTCGCGCACTACCACGGGGGAGAGGGGGGCAACGAGAACAGCCAGCAGGGCAAGATCATGTCTCGCATGCAGGCGCTGGACATGCTGCTGAACCACCCGGACCTGATCGTCATGTCCGGGCAGAGTTACGAGGAGAGCGAGGAGGCCCGGCAGCGGGGCGTGCAGAAGAAGGTGTGGCCGGGCTCGAAGTACGCGTACGAGGTGTGGCAGTCCGGCCTGCTCGATGACGTCACCACGGCCCCGAAACTGGACGCCGTGGCGGCTGCGGTCGAGGACATCATGGCGGTCCCCGGAAACAAGATCATCGTCTTCTCGGTCAACCCCGACATGCTGGACCTGATCGGGGACCGGCTGCCGGAGAACTCGTTCGTCACGTACACCGGCCGGATGTCCTCGGCGGCCAAGGCATATGCCGCCCAGCGGTTCGAGACCGACGAACAGTGTCGGGTGTTCCTGTCCAGCCACGCGGGAGCGTTCGGCACCGACCTGTACATGGCCAACTACCTGATCAACTACGACCTCGCCTGGTCGGCCGGGAAGCAGGACCAGATCAACGCCCGGCACAACCGAGCGAGCAGCCAGTTCAAGGACATCTACATCCTGAACGCCATCACGTCGGGCACCACCGAGCCGCGCAAGCTGGCGATGCTGGCGCACAAGCGCAGGGTGGGCAGCGCCATCACAGACGGGCGCGGAGCCGACGAGAAGGGCCGGATCGAGAACGACGTCCAGACCCTTACGCAGTGCCTGGAGGCGTAACTTCCAGGATCTCACGAGGCACGTCGAGTGGTTCTAAACCCGTAATCGCATGGCACCATCAGGGTATGCGAGAAGAACCACTCGACGTGCTGCTCCGTGAGGGGCTTGACCACGTCATATGCCCTCCGGAGGAGCAGGAGGACTGGGATCTGACCCCCGTCCGCCTGGCGCTCCGTGGTGCCCCAGCCGACCGCTGGTGAAGTTGTAAACCGGATTCGGCGAATCCGTTGACAAGGGCATATGCGGAACGTAGAGTCGTCCTCACGAAGCGTTGATCGAACGAAGGATCAAACCACGCAGGAGGACGCATGACCACCATCGCGGAAGCCCTCGGCATCTCCTGGGGCAACGGTGCAACGGACGCCCCCGAGTACCGGCTGACCTACCACGCACAGCAGCAGGCCGCAGCCAAGGGCTGGACCAGCGCGCAGGTGCTGGAGGCCGCGAACCGCCCGCAGCACACCTCCCCTTCCAGCCGGTTCCCCGGCCAGCAGCGCCACGTCCGAGGCGAGATAGTCGCCGTCGTCGACCCGGCCGACCACCGCGTCATCACCGTCTACCAGGACGTCCGTGAGACCGGTCTGCGCACCGACCAGACCGACCGCGACGCGAAGCGCTACGCCACCCGCCTGGGGCAGCAGGTCCCGGCCGAGGTCGACGAAGTTACGTACTGAGAAACACGTAATCTCGAATGGACAATCTCGAAGACGTAATGTAGAGTCGGACCTGCTCAACCGACCTACTACTCCGTAGAAAGAGAGCCCCGCTCTATGGCTACCGTGCAGAGACGAGCAACCCAGCGCATCGAGCGCCCCATCTCCCTCAACCAGGCCGCCCCCTGGGAGAAGACCCGCCAGTTCCTGGCCCTGAAGTTCCAGGAGACCGAGATCGTCACCCGCAAGAACAAGTTGCGCGACGAGGTCAGCGTCCACGTGGACGCCAACGGCGACATCGACGAGAAGGGCAGCAAGTTCTGGAAGTTGGACCCGCCCATCGAGGTCAACGGCCAGAAGTTCACCGAGGTCAAGCGTGAGCGCCGCGTCAGCGTGAACCTGGACGAAGAGGCCGTCGAGACCCTGGTCAACGCCAAGGGGATCCGCGACCGGGTCTTCAAGCAGGTGACCCAGGAGGTCCTGGACCAGGACGAGTTGTACGTCCTCAACCAGGAAGGCGTCATCACCGACGAGGAACTGGACGGACTGTTCACCGAGACCGAGTCCTTCGCGTTCAAGCCCATTCGCGGCTGATAGGAGACCCACCACATGAGCACCGTCGCAGACACCATCGACCAGTCCTTCGCCGAACTCGGTGAGCAGTTCTACCCCGGCTCGACGCGCCCCCTGGTACGTCACCGCAACCGTCTTAATACCGAGGCCGCCGCGTCGGCGGCCGAACCCGGAGCATGGGACGCCAAGCCCCGTAAGTACGTCGTGGCCGGAGTCGAGACGGAGTTCTTCACCGTCGGCGACCTCGCCAAGGCGCTGGGACGGCAGCCCGTGACCATCCGGAAGTGGGAGCGCGAGGGAGTCATTCCCAAGAGCACCTACCAGTCCCCGGGCAAGGACGGAGACGTACGCGGCCGACGCCGCCTGTACATCCGCGAGCAGGTCGAGGGCATGGTCCGCATCGCGCACGAGGAAGGCGTCCTCGTGTCCCACCAGAAGCCCATCAAGGGCACCCGCTTCACCGAGCGCGTCGTCGCCCTCTTCAAGGCCCTGGCGGGCGACGAGTGAGGATCGTCAAGAGCCAGAAGCACCACGTGTCCATGGGGAACTTCGAGTGGGTGGAGTTCGGCTACGAGGTCGACATCACCACCGACGACTTCCCCAAGGCACGCACCCTCGACGACCTGGACAAGGTCGCCACCGACCAGATCACCAAGGCCCTCGCGGCCGACATCGAGGAAGCCCGGCTCAACACGGGCGAAGCATCCTCGTACATCCATCTCTACCAGCAGGAGAACTGAATGCCCCGCACCCTGACCCGCCGCCGCACCGCCCGCGACACCGAGGCGTACTCCCCGGCCGACGAGCCCGAGGACGAGCAGGGCTACGCGGAGGAAGAGGACGAGGCCCCGGCCCGTGGCTCCCGCCGAGGCTCGCGCCGCAGCCTTAATACCGAGGAGGCCGACACCTCCCGACGCTCCCGCCGCGCCCCCGCGCGTGACGAGGACGACGACGAGGACGACGAGCCCACGCCGAAGGTCGGCGGCCGTGGCTGGGGATCGTACGAGAAGACCAAGCAGGCGTCCTCCGGCTTCCCCGACAACTTCAAGGCGTCCACCGAGTCCGTGATCGTGAAGTTCCTGGACGAGGAGCCGTTCCTGGTCTTCCTCCAGCACTGGATCGAGCGCTCCGGCAAGAAGTCCTTCACCTGCCTGGAGAGCAAGTGCCCGCTGTGCGACGACGCGGGTGACAAGCCCAGCCAGCAGGTCTCCTTCAACGTCGTCGACTTCACCGACCCCGAGGACCCGCAGGTCAAGGTCTGGCAGGTCGGCCCGATGGTCGCGGACATCCTGAAGAACTACGCCAAGGACAAGAAGACGTCGCCGATCAACCGCGACGACCTCTACTTCTCCGTCCGCAAGGAGACCAAGAACAAGAAGACCAACTACTACATCACGCCGGTCAAGGAGCGTGACCTCCTCGACGACTGGGACATCGAGCCCCTGAGCGAGGACGACCTGGAGACGTTCGACGCCAAGGCGTACGACGAGGACATCCTCCAGGTCACCCGGCGCACGGAACTCAAGGTCATCGTCCGCGAGATCCTGAACGACTAGCAGCCTCCGACGGGGAGGCTCCAGCACAGCGCTGGGGCCTCCCCCTCAGCTTCCCCATCCACCACCACCGGAGCCCGCTGTGAAGATCCGCAACTCCGTCATCCTCACCCCCGACCGACTTAATACCGTGGTCGAGCGCTTCATGGAGCGTCCGGCCTTCGCATTCGACATCGAGACCTTCGGCCCCAACCGAGGCGTCCCGACGCAGAACGTCGCCAACTGGCTCTCCCTGGCCTCCGACGGCATGGCCTACGCCATCCCCTTCGGGCACCCCAACGGCGACGTCCTGATCAGCAAGGCCACCCGCAAGAAGAACCGGCTCACCAACAAGTTCGACGCCATCCCGGCCGTCTACGACGCCCCGCCGGAGCAGATGCTCCCGAGCGAGGTCTTCTCCATCCTCCGGCCGCTGTTCTTCGCCGAAGACAAGATCAAGATCGCGCATAACGCCACGTTCGACCTGATCTCCACGGCGAAGTACTGGGGCGAGATCTGCCCGCCGGAGTACAGCGACACCATCGTCCTTCAGTGGCTCCTCGACGAGAACATGAAGCAAAAGGGCCTGAAGGAGTTGATCAAGCGCTACTACAAGGTCGACTACGACACCGAGAACGTCGGCAAGTGCGTCGAGGCCCACCCCTTCTCCAAGGTCGCGCACTACGCGTACATGGACGCGAAGTACACATGGCTGCTCTGGAAGCGGTACCAGAACCAGATCAAGGAGCAGAACCTCACCCACGTCCGGCGCCTGGAGGAAGACGTCCTGGGGGTGCTGCTCGACATGGGCATCACCGGAGCACCGGTCGACGAAGCCGCGATGCGTGAGCTGGTACAGGACATGTCCGCCCGGCTCGTCGACATCGAGGCCGACATCTACCGGGCCGCAGGCAAGCAGTTCAACCTGAACGCCCCGGCGCAGAAGGCCGAGGTGCTGTACGCCCCCAAGAGCGACGGCGGCCAGGGCCTCAAGCCGATGAAGCCCACCGACGGCGGCAAGAAGAAGCGCGACGCGGGCCAGACGCTGGAGTGGAAGGACTTCAGCACCGACTCCGACAGCCTGGAGAAGCACCCCAACAACCCGGTCGTCAAGAAGATGCTGGAGTACGCGGAAGTCAGCAAGTTGCTCGACTACCCCATCGCGTACCTCGGTGTCGAGGACGACCCGAAGAAGCCGTGCCGGATCTTCAACGGCAGGATCCACGCCGACTTCGTCCAGTACGGGACGGTGACCGGCCGGTTCTCCTGCCGCGAACCCAACCTCCAGAACATCCCCCGGCCCGACACCGACCTCGGCAAGCGGATCCGTGGCCTGTTCGTCGCACCGCCCGGCTACAAGCTGGTCGTCGCGGACTACGGGCAGATCGAACTCGTCGTGCTCGCGCACTTCATCGGCCGTGGCGACCTCTACAAGGGGTTCCACAACGGCGTCGACCCGCACTCGGCGACGGCCGCCGCGCTGATGGGTGTGGACCCGCAGGAGTTCATGCGGCGGGTCAAGGAAGGCGACCGCACCTGCATCGACTTCCGCCAGGTCGCCAAGGGCATCAACTTCGCCGTCGTGTACGGCGCGGGCCCGGACAAGGTCGCCTCGATGGCAGGCATCTCCGTCAAGGACGCCAAGCGGTTCATGGAGATGCACCAGAAGATGTTCCCGGAGATCTACCGCTTCAAGGAAGAAGTCATCAGAGTGTGCCGGTCGCGTCGGCCCGCACACATCCGCACCCTGCTCGGCCGCAAGCGGCGCCTGCCGCTCATCCTCAGCCAGAACAACGGCCTGCGGATGGGAGCCGAGCGCCAGGCGGTGAACTCCCTCATCCAGGGATCCGCCGCCGACCTGATCAAACTGGCCATGATCCGGCTGAACAGCGCACTGCCGGACGAAATGCGCCTGATCCTCTCCGTGCACGACGAACTCGTGACGCTCGCGCCGGAGGACCGGGCCGAGGAATGCGCCGACCTGGTTCGGGAAGCCATGCTCGGCGAAGGAATCCAGAAACTCCTGCGCGTCCCACTCTCGTCGGACGTGAAGATCGTGGACCGCTGGTCGGAGGCAAAGTAAATGGGCATCTTCAGCCGCAAGAACGACGACGACATACCCGACATCCTTAATACCGAGGAGGACGACCTCCAGGTCGACCTCTACACCCCGCAGATGCTCACCAAGCGGCTGGCCTGGGACATCGTCCCGTGCAGCGAGGTCGAGGCACTGCTCCCGCTCATGGGACTCAGCCCCGACAGTGCGGAAGTCTCCGAAATGGAGCACGAGGCCAGCCACGACCGGATAGAACAACTCACGCCGCTGAAGGAAATGCTAGCGCTGCTCATCCCGCTAGTTTCCGGCATTACTGCCTCGGCTATGCTGGTTAACTCCGGAAATTCCGTGGACGAGGAAACCGCCGCAGTTCTCCAGCGGCATCATTCCGTCGTCGTCCGCGCCGGAGTGGTGGCGGTCCTCGCCAATCTCCTCGACATGGGAATCATCACGTATTCGGATGGAGTGCAGTTCGGTGACCAACTTCTGGGCTAACAAACTGGGGGCGGCCCGACCGGCCGCCCCGGCCCCGGCCCCGGCGCCGGTCCAGCAGCAACAGCAGATCGGCGGCCCATGGTGGGCCTCTCCGCAACAGCAGCCCTACCCCCCGCAGCAGCCGGTCCAGCAGACAGTGCCAGAACCCCAGCAGAAGGCCCCGGCCCGAGCGATGGTGGCCAAGCAGGACACCCACTGCCCGGACTGCCAGGGCACGAACTACTTCCGCCCGGTCGGCATGATGAACGCGATGGCGCAGTGCTACGAGTGCGGCTACAACCCGCGCTTCCAGCAGAGCACCGCTGGACT